ATAAGAATAAGAAGATAGTGTACCTGTCCAAGATGTTACTCCAAACCCATCATTATAGGTAAAGTATAAATAACTTCCTATGGTAATATACGAGCTGTAATCCCCCGTTAAACTTATTGTTGTAATATCTCTAGTACCTCCAAAAATAGCCGTTGTGTTTATTGTAGCTGAATTAGAAGTAAATGATTCTCCATACTTCACCTTCTCACCCGAATTTAGATAACAAGCAACTTCCCCAGCATATGTAGCATCTTCATTATAAAAGTATTCCTTTTGCTCTAATAAGAATCTTCCATTGTCGTAGTTATATCCCGAATCGTAAAACGAATATCCATCATGCGCGTAATGAGTAGCTGAATCTAATAACGTGTATGTAGTTCCTGTTAACTTATATCTCTTTATCGTTACGTTGCACCATTGTGTAGTTGCTAAATCCGTAAATGAAGTTGATAAAGCAACTGGAGATTGTGTCGAAACATGAGATAAATACTCCCTAACGTATGGAGAAATATCGTACTCAGTGTTGATATTAGCAGAACTTGGAATAAGTTTAGATAGTGTGTATTGTGGTAAAGCAGGGATAGATCCTGTGCCGTTCCAAATAAATACCTCTATCTTACTTCCTATTTGTCCTGATGCATTTACAGCTATAATATAAGGACTTCTTACAAAAATGTTTGCCATTTATTTAGGTTGTTTAATCGTATACTTAAATAACTCTTCTGCATCCAATCCGTATTTAACGATTAATTCTTGTGGCAATTTCTCGAAGTATTTTTGAAATGGTTTTGTAAAAAATAATGATGGTTTAGTACCTTTTGAATAGATTGATCTAGTGATTAAGAAGGCTGTAGAATCATATGACATAAACTTGCCACTCTTCTTATCTCTAAACTGAAATCTCCTAGCCTTTACCCATCGTTGTATTCCTAATGTCAATCCTCCTTTCTTACCTTTACCACTGCCAAACTTAAACGGAGAATTAGGAGCTTTAGCACTTGAATTCTTACCTTTTACACCCTTATCTAAATACTGCCCATGTTCATCCATCTCAAAGTTAAGATAGAAAGAATTAGGCATTGCTTTTGCTTCACCTTTAATGGAGTTGTATAGCTTACTAGTTACATTTCTATCCTGTTCTTTTAGGTTAAGTTTAGATTTAGCTATTACATATCTCTTAAACTTATCTAACTCTTCCTGTACGTTTAACATATAGTCATGTCATTAGCCATTGTAATATCGAAGGTCATTGTACACCCAGCCACATCGTCCGTAAATCTTTCAGTAAATAATTCAAATGAGGCACTATCAGATTCGATGGAGTATTCATGGCTATGCTGTCCCCTTCTAAATTCTTCAAACAATCTTTGGCAAGTCAAAATACTTTGGTGGTGTACATCGTCTTCATTATTATTTCCGTAGTATAGCTCGTCTAAATTATCCTTCGTATAATCAATCAAGTCCATTATAATAACCGACACACTAAACCTAATCGTATTGGATTCGAACTCCCCAGTATCTATCATAACGTGTGCTAACGGATACATATCCTTTTTTGCATTTGTTATCTTATCTAAACTGCCTTTAGTAACTTGGTTAATTAGCGCATCACTAATTAATGTTCCGTACAGCCTCGATGTCAATTCATAATATCCTTTCATGTGCTCTTTTTATTTGTCTAGTTTCTATTTCTGACTTCTGCTTTTCAAATGTCAACATCGTTAAGCACTCAAAAAGTCCTGTTTCTGTAACTCGTTCAAACTTTGTAATGTCTCCTTTAGCGAGTTGATATATTGATTGATACCATCCCCATTGCTTTCCAAATTGAGTTGTTTCGCTAAAATCGTTTTGCTCTTCTTGGTCATCTTGTTCTCCAAATAAGACAGGGTAGCTGTCAATAGCTCGTTTCCTAAACTCCAAAAAAAAACCGATGCAGGAAGCACAACATCAAGCGGTGCGTATTTCATCAAGTCAGAATAGTTCGCTGTTCCGCTGTATTTATCTATGGTGTACTTATCCCCTTTCTGACTTGTGATAGGTCGGTACATTACAGCCATTGCCTTATGGAATGATTGCACATCGATTATGTTAGACTCTAAATCTACATACTCACCAAACGAAATATCTTCAAGCTCATTAATGAATCCAAACTTTACACCTTGAATCTCGAATGTCTTTTTTAGTTCTAGTTTCTTATCGAATATTTTCTTGAAATGTGTTACCAAATCAATTACATCTGATAGCTTAATGTTAACTACGTTCTTTAACTCTATACCGCAGAATATCTCGATCATTTTCTGTGATATAAACAGCTCTGAGTTATCCTTATTCGATGCAACTACCATGTATTTTTGGTAGTGCATCAAAGGTATCTCGCTTAACGATGTTGGTATTACTAGTTCTAACTTCATTTAATATTCTTTCTAATAGCTTTCCAATACTCTAAGCTCCCTTGGAACTTCATTATCTCATTGTCTATAGCTTCGTACATTGCTAACTTCCAATTGAAACCATGTTCAGCTTTAAATTTCTCCACTAGTTCTAATGTTACATCTCTAATGATGTTTTTCTTGTTCGGTACTTGGAACGATACTTCTTTAACTTCTGTTTTCATATTTTGTATTTAGTAAATTGAATACTTCCCTTTATTTGGATTAGCTAATTGGTATGACACTGCATATCTCAAAGCATCCAATGCGTGGTCATATTTAGCAATCGGTGTTTCCGACTTCTTTTCCAACCAACAATAGTTGTTTAATTCCTTTATCAAATCTACGGAATTTTCGTCAATAATTAGTTCATAATCTCTAATCATTTCAATACCTTCTGTTATTTTATGTTTAACACACGGGACCACATTATTCCCTTGGTGTTTTAATTCTGTTATAAGCCTTGGTTCTGCATTATCCCCAATAATTAAACCGCCTTTTGCGAAGTGATTGTTTAACCTTGCAAGCTCTGATGTAACTAAATTGGTTTGATAAATATGCAATTTACAATAAATAACCTTATGTGTTTTATCTATTGACGTTTCTACAAGTGTTGTAGGATCGTTACTGAATCCATAATCCTGACCAAACACACTGCCATTATCATTATTGAATGGTCCTATTCTCCAATTATTATATATAACTCCTTCTGCTTTGTCTAACCATCCGCCAAGTATTGTATGCTTATACTTCTCAGGTCTACGTTCTTTTATTGTTTGTATTTGATTTAAGAAACTTTCAGATAAGTTGTTATAATTATCTATGTATGTCGTATGTATGTATGTAGTATCACCTTTAATTGTATTGCTACCTGCTTCAATACCTTTTGACTCAAAGAACTTTTGATAAATGAAATGTTCTTTAGTTGCTGGATTAAGGATAAGTATTACCCTATTCTGTTTGTCTTTAGATCGAATCGAATAGTCAATCTTATCAAATGTATCTTCATCTGTTAACTCCTCCGCTTCATCTAGTATCCATGTCGTAACTCCAGCCAAAGATTTAAGGTTTGCAGTCTGAGTTCCTGAGCTTGTTTTGATACCTTTAAATAAGATCTTACTTCCTGTTCTTAAGTTTATGATTTCATCCTTTGTTATATGAAAATCTGAATGCTTATCTAGTATATCAATCTTATCAATAAACTCAGGAATAATAGAAACGTGAGCAGAAGTAAGTGTATATCTCGTAAATAGAATGGTATGCCCACTTTCATAAGTAAGTAATAGAAGTAGCAAATTAATGCTGTAAGACTTCCCACTACCACGACCGCCAGTAATAATAAAGTATCTGCTATCACTTCCAAACGTTTTATATTTAGGATTCAGCGTTACCAAAGTTAATTAAATCTTTTAGTGTTGTTGTATTGATTGTAACATCTGACTCTACTCTTTCCTTAGGTTTACCACAACCATACTCGATTATAATTTTAGCAGCAGCTATTCTATCGGAAGGTCTTTTTGTTTCATCGATTGTTATTTCTGCTATTACTCTGAAAGCATCTTCAACGTGTGGTGCTGCTAGGTTAAATCCTTTTATCTCATCGGATAGACTTTTACGACCAGCTTTACCAGCAGTAGAATGTCCCCCATTATTCTTTCTCTTATCCATAATTAATACAATTTAATTAATTAATTCAAGCAAACTACAAAAAAGAAGCTACCTGAATGTATTACTTGTATTATATCGTTGTTAATATGCGTCATAAATTCGTTTCAAATCTTGGTATTGGTCTCTTAAACAAGATGCACATGAAGTATATTCTATTCTACCTGTTTGGAATACTCTGTTATGTGTTCTTTGCATCAACATAGAATCTACTAGGGATGTCTCTGCTTTCTTTAATCCTCCTTCACTAAGCCAAAGGTATTCATCTTCATTAAGGCAAAGTGGTTTCTTTCTATAAGACCAAAGTTCGTTTAGTTTTGCTTTACGTTCGTCACACTTGCAATCCTCTCCAAGAATGAATTTAGCCACTTTATCAATACCAGTAGCATGCAATACTTTCTCTACAGTATCACCTAATCCTTCTGATTTTTTAACTATTCTTTTTGCCATTATATTTTTATTAATAAAAATTTATTGTTGTTGTTTTTTATTAAATGTCTTACATGTGAATAACTATAATTTAAAGATTCGCATGCCTCTTTAATTGTATCAAATTTAATTCCTGTTTTTAAACATAAGACTTCTTTAGCAATAGGATTTTTATTCCCTTCTTGGTTTCTAACTCCTTTTTTACATTTAAATATTTCTTGATACATTAATTCAGAAGTTAAAGCCGTATCTAATTCAGTGTGTGTTTCTAATATATCAACATTACTTATATTAAATCCATTTCTACTTCTGTGCTTTAATAGTCTTTTATGTAAATTAGTTGTTACACCAACATAATTATCATTTACTATTCTATAGATTATGAATTCCTTATTTTTTATATTATTTAGTTTACACATTGTGCTTTTCTTTTAGCCATTCGTAATCTTCGTTTAAGTAATCTTCATAGTCCTCATTAAGTAAACTAATTAAGTGCTTTTTTGTTCTATTGGTGGTATAG